TTCATTTGACGAGCCAAAAAGTGATCCAATGGGAATAGTCGGAAGAATCATTTTAAAGATTGAAGAAAAATACAATCCGCACACAAAGTTTATTGTGAAAATTGATAGAATCGGAATCGGAACAGGACCACTCAGTCGATTAAAAGAAATAATAAAAGAGAGAGAATGGAAGAATGTAAGAATAGTCGGATGTCACTTCGGAGAATCACCTGAAAGAGAAGAATTCAAAGCACACTACAGAAATAAGAAAGGTCAAAATTATTTCAGACTGCAAGCATTATTCAATGAAGGAATGATTAAGATCATTGACAAAAAAGAATTAACAACTCAACTCCTACAAATGAAATGGAAACTATCCAGCACAGGAAAACGAGAGGTTGTAGACCCGGACAAATCTCCTGACTTTGCAGATTCATTGGTTTATTTTACATGGGATGATCAATCAGAAATGGCATTTGGATTCATTCCGACAAATGTCAAATAAACAACAAAATTTAAATAATCAGTTTCATTAATAAAAACAACCTTAAGGCTAGTCGGATGATCCTGTGGAGGGCTCTCTCCGACGAAAAAGCCATTCACCTTCATGCTCATGGGAATGTTCGATTTTTTTAAAAGAGAGAAGAAAGCAGTGCCAGCTGTCTCAACAATAAGTGAGCAGACCAGACACGGAATTGAAAAAGCATACATTCCAGAATTCTTATACAAACCTCCGTTCGGTTATCCAAGATACACTGACTTGGTAACCGTCAGAAGACTTGCTGCAATGCCTTATGTAGAAATGTGCATAAACACAATCATCGATGAGGCATGTTCAATTAATTGGGACATTGTCGCAAAACCAGGAAAAGAAGATTCTAAAACATTCAAAGAACACAGAGATCAAGTATTGGCTTTTTACAATAATCCAAACACAAATAAAGAAAGCTTCGAGGAATTAAGAAGAAAATATTTAAGAGATGTTTTGGAAATTGATTCAGGAGTTTTAAACAAAGTATTCAATCAGGCAGGACAAATGGTTGAGATGGTTGCAAGGGATGGAGCAACATTCACAAAAAACCCTGACATCTATGGAAAGTACACAGACAGAGATGATTTAATTCTTGATGGAGAAATTCTCCCTGAAAAAAGAAATGGAACAATTGCAGATCCAGGATTTATGACTTCTGCAGATGCAAGAGAACGTGCTGCATTTTTTCAATATGGTTGGATCACAGGAGCAAGACCAGTCCCATTCGGAAGAAGAGAAATTGTTTGGTTTGAAAGAAACGGACGAACAGACACATTATACGGAAGATCAGCAATTGAAGTTCTCGCAGAAACAATTCAAACTTTAATTTATGCAGTAGAACACAACTTGGAATATTTCAATGACAACTCAATTCCAAAAGGAATCATAGGATTGGAAGGATCTGACTCAGAAGAAATCGAAGCATTTAAAGATCAATGGATTGAACAACAAAGAAAGAAAGACACAGCAGGAAATTGGAAGAAACAATTCCATAATGTACCAGTAGTCGGAAAAACTCCTGTCTTTACAAGAATACAATTCTCAAATGCAGAACTCGAATTATTAGAAGGTCAGAAATGGTGGGCAAAATTGGTGTGGGCAGTTTTCGGAGTAACGTCAGTTGAACTCGGATACACAGAAGACGCGAAAGGACTTGCAAATCAGATCGTACAAAGCAATGTCTTCAAGAAGAGATGTTTATATCCACTTTTAAGATTAGAAGAATATCGTCACAACATGGAAGTAATAAGTGAGTTCGAATTTGATGATATTGAATTTAAGTTTTTATTATTCGATGTTGATGAAGAAATGAAGAAGGCACAACTTTATCAAACACAAATTCAAGCAGGATACAAATCAATCAATGAAGTGAGAGTCGAAGAAGGAATGGACGAGGTTGAATGGGGAGAAAAGAAATCTCAGGAAGAGATGATGGAATTGCAAAGTAAATATTCTAATGGAGAGAATGGATCGGCTGGGAAAGAAGAGGCAGACGAAAACAAAAAAAGAGGTGATGACAAAAAAAGAATGACTGGAGAGAAAGCACTTCAAACAGAAAATCCTTTAATCATGCAACCAGGAGAAACAATGGACGAATCAAGATTAAAGAAATCAATTCTTTATGTTTTAAAACAGAACGAGAAACAGATTACAGAACTCGTCACAAAAGAGATCGGACAAAATAAGATTAACGAAATAAAATCACTTGACTCACTTGCAAAAGCAATAAAATCAATTTTAGGATTCGGAGGATTGAAAACAATCTCAGATGCAGTGATTGGACAAACATTCGCAAAAGGATGGGACTCTGCTGAAAGACAATTAAACAGGAATTTTATTCCAAACAAAGACGCAGTGAGTTTTATTCAAGAATACACATTCAATAATATCAAAGCAATGACCGATGAATTGACAACAGATCTAAGACAAGAACTTGAACGTGGAATCATGGCTGGGGAAGGAATTGAAAAAATAAAAGAGAGAGTTAAATCTGTTTTTGATTCAAGTGAAACAAGAAGTGAAGCAATTGCAAGGACAGAAACAACTCGTGCAGAGAACTATGGAAAACTTCAAGCATTCAAAACATCAGGAGAAAAACTAAAAAAGAAGTGGGTTGCAACAGAAGACGATCGAACATCACCAATATGTCAAAGACTCGACGGAAAAACAGTTGGAATTAATGAAAATTTTGTTGATGAAAAGAGTGGATGGGAAGGACCATGCCCTCCTTCACATGTAAATTGCAGATCTACACTGGTGTATTTTGAAGAAGATTAAAAAAGTGCCACTCATCGCCTGAACAACAATATTTAAATAATAATTTTTCTTAAAAATTACATGGAGGAAACACAGTTCATATTCACATCAGAGCCGATTCAAGTAAAATCGGTGGGAAATGATTTTTTTGTCGAGGGTTACATATCTACTTCTGACCTTGATCTCGTTAATGACATCGTCACAAAATCATGTTTAATGGATATGGCTGATCAGATGCGACAAAGAGTTATAAAATTCGATGTCGAACATGAAGCATTCAGAGGGAAATCAAATATTGAAAGAGAGATAAACAAAACAAAAATCCCTGTGGCTAAGGTTGATGACTTTTTAATGGACTCGAAAGGAATTAAAGTTCGAGCAAAACTTAATTCACACTCTCCAAGATTTGATGAAGTCAAAGGATCAATCGAAGACGGATTCTTGGATGCATTCTCAATCGCATACGTGCCAATGAAGGCAACAATGGTGACAAAAAACGGACAGAAAGTTCGAATGCTTGACAAACTCAATTTATTAAATGTCGCTTTTACAGGAAATCCTGTGAACACTGAGGCACGGATGGTTAATGTATTCACCAAATCACTTGCATCACTTGAAGATGCAGAATCACAGTCAATTAATGACAAAATTAAATTACAGGAGGCTAAAAATAAGATGTCAGAGGAAAACGAGAAAGTCGACGAAACTCAAGAATCTGAAAACGAAGCAGAAGAGAAATCCGAAGCTGAGAAAAAGGATGAAGAGCAGACTGAAAACGAGCAGGAATCAGAGGAATCCGAAGAAGAAGACACAGAAGTGAAATCTTTGAAAGCTGAGGTCAAATCTCTTAATGAGAAAATCGAAGCACAAAACAAAGAGATCGCAGAAGTGAAAGCTCTTTTGAAGAAACCAGTGATGAAAAGCAAAGTTGAGCAGAAAAACAAGTCGGACAATTTCGTAGAGGAGAAATCTTCAAATCCTTTAGACATGATCGCTTAGAATGGAAGGAAAAGGTACAATGCAAATCGGACCAGTGAATTTCAAGAGTGCATACGGTCAATCGTTTGGACTTTTAGGTGACGAAACTCGATACGTTGATGGAAACAGAGGCGTAGATATGAGAGGAGAACTTAAAGATGTTCTGAACAGAGGGATCGCGCAAGTGAAAGCATTGAACACACAAACAGGGGGATCAGGATCAACTGATCTAACAATGATTCCAATCTACGTAGACCCAAGAGTTGTAGACACAACCAGGAAAGAAACTCCCTTAGTGGAATTAATTCCAAGAGTGTCAAACATGGGATTGACTGCTGATTACAACAAAATCACAGACAAAGGTGGAGGATTCACAGCTGCAGAAGATGCTGCATTAAGTGAAACAAACGACACAGTAGAAAGGGCAAGCACTGCAATAAAATACTTATATGCAGTCGGACGTGTAACAGGTCAAATGCAAGCTGCAATGCCGTCTTACATGATCCAGGGGTTCCAACCTCAGGGTGGTGGATTAGGCAATAGCACATTCGGAAATGTCGCTGCACCAAATGCAAAACAATTCGAAGTAATCATGAAAGCAAGGGAATTGAGAGAACTCGAAGAGAACTTAATCATTAATGGAGATGCAAGCACTGACGCAACACAATTCTCAGGAATTGTTAAGTTACAAGCAACAACTAACGTTGTCGACTTGAGTGCAACAGCATTGACACTTGATGACATTGAAACTGCAATCTTGTATGCTATCCAGGACGGAGGTCGACCAAAACTTGGTGTGGCTTCTCCATCTGTTGTGAAGGACATTCGAAAGATAATCCGTGACACGTACAGATACAGTCCAAGTGATACATCAGGAGGAGTATTGCCCTTCGGAATACCTGCAAGTATAGTACTTGAAACACAAGCTGGAAACATTCCAGTTATTTTCAGTAGATTCTTGTCAGACACATCAGGAGCAAAGCAAATCTACTTCATTGATACAGATTGGATCGAGATGAGAGTTCTGCAAGATATGACTTATGAGGAATTGGCTAAAACTAACGACTCAACAAAGTTCATGTTGAAGATCTACGAGTGTCTTATCATGAAAAACCCTGCGTTCAACGCATTCATCGATAATATTGCATAAATCCTTTTTGTTATTTTTTAGATTTTAAAATTTATTTTTTGATTTTTAAGAAAAAATAACAGAGAACAAAACTCTAAAAAATATAAAGTAAATTACAGGAGGTTAAAAAATGGGAGCATTAGCAAGCGTAACAACAAAAGGAATAAGTCCAAACGCAGGAAAGAAAGCTTTGTACTTTGAAACAGCTGCAACAGCAGACAGTGGAGACACTATCGATGTGACAGATTCAGATGTGACTGGTGGAGAAACTTTGTCAAGTGTTGATTTAATCGTAGCTTACGATCAGACAACAGGGGACATTGTGACTGCAACTCAATCATCAGGAGTTATCACACTCGACGCTGCAGGTGGAACAACTAATCACACATACGCATTACTTGTCTTAGGTGACGCGTAATCTCTCTAATTGAAAATGGGAGATAAGGGATTAATTTGCGAAGCAGGACCTGCATCACCGCCATACAGCAACGGACCATATACTTGGGATCAATCGGTGTCATTCGGAGATGCTGCAAAAAATGTGCAGAATACAATCAAAGGATACACAAAGTTTGATTATAGACCATCGGGTGGAGGGGATAATAGCTATGCACTTCAAGTAAGGCATAATGTTGGAGCCACATCAGGAGCTATTTCAAGTTTTGATCATGAATCACATATCGTTGCAGATGGAACAGCTACATTGAGAGGTGTTCAGGGAGTTGCAGTCGTAGACGCAGATGTTACATCAACATTGACAAGCAGTTCAATTGTTGGAGTTTATGGTCAGGCGAGAGTCGACGGTACATTGGCAGGATCAGGTTTTTTGGTTGGAGGTTACTTTTTAATTGAAGCAAGCACAGCCTTAACAGCAAGTCATGTCGCTTCATTATGGCTTGATTCACATCAGGCAAATGCAGTAACAGGAAATCATGAATTACTGTACATGACAAACAATGCCGCTGCAACAATGGATAGTGTAATGTACATCTACGGAGGGGACAAGATAACAAATTTTGTCACATTCGATACAGTTGACGGAATGATCGCAGACGCAACAGGAGAATCAATGACTGTTACAAAGAAGATCAAGTTGAATGTCGACGGAGATACAGTATACTTACAAGCTGGAACAATGGCTTAATTAAATTTTTAATTTATTTTTTTATTTTTTTATTTTAAAATTCAGAAAGACATAAAAAGAAGGAAAACTTAAGAAGAAAATGAGAAAAATCAAGATCGAGAAATGGAAATCAATTCTTCCAAATGGAGAAGAAATTGAAGAAAGTTTAATCGAAGTTCTATCAATATTATTATCAATGAAAAAATCTGAGGATATGCCGAGAGGTTTTGAGAATTTCAGATTAATGAACAGGATCTCAAACGCATTCGATAGAGCAAAACAAACAGGCGAACTCGAATTCGAAGAGAGTGATTATAGTTTCCTTAAAAAAACAATCGAGGGAGAAATCCCGGCAGTTTGGGGAATGAACAAAAACATCTCCAGAGCAATTGAGGATTTTTTGGAAACGCCAAAATTAAATTAAGGAGCAAAAAATGTCAACAATCAGGAAATACAAAGTATCGGCAACGATTGCTGCAGATGGAACTGCCTCAGCGTACACATCACCTGTACGAGGAAGAATCCTTGCAGTGGGGATCGATTACCCGGCAAATACATGTACTGTGGACCTGGATTCAGACGGAGAAGCTGCCGCGCAGAAAATCATTGATTTATCTGCTGCAAACACAGATGTCGTAAGATATCCTCGAAAGGCAGTTGAAGACAACACTGGAACTGCCGTGACATACGACGGAACAAATGAAATTTATGAGCCGTTCGTAGTTTTCGGAAGAGTTAAATTGTCTGTAGCATCAGGAACAGAAGACGAAACAGTATCTGTGACTTTGATTGTAGAGGAGGATTAAAATGGAATTCATCAACAAAGGTGAGTCCATTAAACTTCGAATAGGAGATCTTAAAGATTTCCAATGGGCTACAATTAAAACAGGGCAAATAATCGATCTACCAGAGAATGTCGGACTTGCGAACAAATTTGAAAGAGTGAAAGTCACAGAAGGAAAAATCGCCGACACCAAAGTGGAAACAAAGCAACTCGAAGTGCAGTATACACCAGATAACGAATTCTTTAAAGAATTAACAAAGATCAAAGGGATTGGAAAGAAGACTGCAGATGACATTGTCACATGGGGAACTCGGGAAAAATTGATCGAGCAAATTCAATTAAATGCTGAGCTTCCGTTCAGGGATGATGTTGTTGAGAAGCTAAGAGTACACTATGGCAAGGTCATGTAGGTATATCGAAGCTCAAACGTTTCATGATTTCAAAGAGAATCAGGAAAAGCTAATCGAGATTCTCAATCACAACATGACAAAAATCGCAAGCAAACACATTGAGATGGGAACAGACATTCGATGGATTAAAAAAATTATGAACATCCAAACAGGGATCCTCTCAGGAACTTTTATTGCAATCTTGGGATTAGTAATTAAATTGGTGGTAGGATAATGGCAGACGACGGAGAATACATAACAATTGCAGGAGTAAGACAAATTTGTGGAATCGATTCAGATGAAATCTCAGATGATGATGTCTCAGCAATGATTCAATTAATTGAGAAGAAAACACAAAGAATGTACAACACAGTCTTCACACCAAAAGAAGTAATTGAAGTCAGAGATGGAAACGGAACAGGAAGACTCGTTCTAAAAAACAATCCTGTTTTATCGGTTAGAGATTTATACATTAATGGAGTTCAGGAAGACACAGCAAATCTTTATGTTAAAAGAGGAAGTGGAAAAATCGAATTAAGCACAGAATCAACAGCATCTCAATTTTTACTCGGGACAAATAAAGTGAGTGTTAAATATGTTTATGGATTTGTCGAGGAAGGAGATACATCAACAACAATAAGCTCTGCAACAACTGCAGGCACATCAGTCTCTTTGACTGTTGGAAGCATTTCAGGATTCAGCTCAGGAGATTGGGTTGAAATTTATGGAATGGATGGATATCGAGAAGCTGCACATATTTCATCAGCACCATCAGGAAGCACAATCGTCGTCGACAAATTGGTTTATACTCACGAATCAGGAAGTGTAGTTGCAAAATTGGAAGTTCATGAAACAATGAAAGAGTTAATGCAGATCGTAGTAGGAATTACAATGGTCGCAAGAATAGTAGGTCAATCTTACGACGAGAACACAGGATACTCTTTGGGAGAATTACAAGTTCAAAAAGGAGAGCCGTACACTCAATGGAGAGAAACTGCTACTCAATTGATTCGAGAAAGGGACAGGATCATGGAGGCAATTAAGCCAAGACCTTGCATTATGTAAGGCAATATTTAAATAAAACAAAAACTTAAAAATAAAATGGGTGGACTACAATTAATCGCAAAAGACAAGAAAGGGAATGTTAAACAAGATTTTGAACTCTCTCGTGACAACAATTCAGGAAGAAAACTCGAAGTAAATAAATTAAAGGAGAAAGATGAAAGACGAAGAATTGAAGGAGATTCTGAACGATCCGAAAAAACTGCTTGATTTGATTCGTGCAGTTCACAGGATGCTTCATCTCTACGAAGCACAGGAGATGTTAAAGAGTCAACCTCAGAAAACAAACGAAACGATGGGATTAAAAGATCAACTCGAAGTCAAAGTCATTAAAGGACAAATTAAATCACAGGAGGCTAAACAATGAAACAAGAAATGAATCCAAGTGCAAAGTTAAACGGTTTTATTATCATTGATCACTTCGACTCGAAGGGAAATTTGATTGAAACTGTAGAAACTCCAAATGCATTGACAAACACAGGTTTTACAGAAGTTGCTGGACTTTTCTGTTCAGATCAATCTGGATCTCACACAGCGTTTGATTACATCGCTGTGGGAACAGGAACAACAGGAGCAACTGCGACAGACACTGAACTTGAAACAGAAGAAACAGAGAATGGATTGACTCGTGCTGCAAGTACAGGAACATTGGCAACAGTTAATGTAACTGACGACACAGCGCAATTCGTGAAATCTTTCAGCGTTACAGGAAGCGTTGCAGTAACAGAAGCTGGTGTTTTCAACGATGGAAGTGCAGGGGTAATGTTATGTAGACAGACATTCAGTGCAATCAACGTTGGAAACGGAGATACATTGCAAATCACTTGGAAGGTCACTGTTGCGTAAACTCGGAACTAAAATGAAAATCGGCATTTGCGTGCCCTTGTATAACGTAGTTCCAGCCAGTTTTTTCGTTAATTTCGTCAACAGGCTTCACGATCTGTATAACCAGGAAGAGTACTCTGTACAGATTTATATGAGGGCATCTACAATCGTGGACAAAGCGAGAAATGATCTCGTTAAAATGGCTCTTAAAGATAATTGTGATTATGTTTTTTTCATTGACTCGGATACATTAATTCCACAGGGAGCATTGAACGCATTGCTCAAAATGAATGTGGACATCGCATCAGGTCTTTATTTTGCGAAAGGAAAGCCATATCTACCAGTCGCAAGAATAAAAGAAGGCGAGCGACACTTTTTCTTAGAAGATTTTGAATACAATCAAATTTATGAAGTTCAAGGAGTTGGAATGGGATGTTGTTTAATCAAAACAGAAGTCTTCAAAAAACTCGAATTTCCTTATTTTAAACTTGAATGGAGAAAACACGAAGGCAAAGATTATCAAATCGCAGAAGATCTTTATTTTTGTGATGAGGCAATCAAAGCAGGATTTAAAGTACATTTAAACACAGGAGTTGTCTGCAATCATTTCGGAATCGAAGTTGGGCCTGAACATTTTCAGCCTTACAAAGCACAAATCAAACTCGACAAAGAAGATCGAGAAGAGATGATTCAAGATTTAATTAAATTCGAAGGAGTCTCCCGGGAAAAGATATTCAGCAATTTCATGCACAGACATGATCTCAGAAGGGAAGAAATGAAAAAATATGACATGAACGATCCAAAACAGAATTTCAAATATTATCAAGAAAACCAATGGGAGATGTATGATCATTTGGAATGGCACTTCAAACAAAGAAGAAACTTTGACAAGAAACTTCTCGAAGAGATTAAACAATCATATCCTAACAGAGGAACAGAAATACTCGACTTTGGAAGTAATGCAGGTCAAATGGCTTACATGCTTGCAAAAGAGAAATACATTGTCACAGTTGCAGAGCCAAACAAAAAAGCAAACGAGTTTATGAGTTTCAGATCACAAGAACACAAGGTAAAACTCAAAAGAATTCCAATGCCAATACATCCTGAATTTAAGAATCAATTTGACATAATTTTATGCTTTGATGTTTTGGAACATATTCCTGATGAGAAGTTTGATGAAACAATCGATCTTCTTAAAAGACTGAAAAAAAATGAGGGAAAGATTTTTTGCTCAGTTTCATTCGGTGCGCAAGATGTACATCCAGGACACTTCGACATGAGCGAAGAGAAGAAAAATAAAATTATGGAGTTGATGCAATGAACACATCTGAGAAAATATTTTTGGGATTTATGATTTTTGTAGTTTTAACTGCAAGTGTTTATGTAATGCTTCCAAATCAAGTAAGAATTGATGTTGAAAAAACAAAAACAGTTTTCAAGGTGTGGGAGAACGAATCGTGGGTACTTGCAGGAACAGAGTACACAAAAATTTATGATGGAACTTCACTCATGAGAGCGAAAGACAGAAACGTAACATATGAAATTGAAGGAAATATTACATATGTCACAAGAACAGCGACGTACAAAGATAACATCATCGCTTATGATTATTATGTTTTTGATGGATCAACTGACGATGTGACAACTTATCCAGTCGAACACACAATCAGAATTCTAAACGGAGAAGGTAAAATTTTACAATATGAAATTCAAGATTTACTATACACAGGAGAAACAAAGAATGACATAAGATCTCCTCAACTTTTCGGACATAACATGCAAGTCACATGGGATTCAGGAAATTATTATTCTCAAATTTACAAATACAAAAATAAAGATGAAGGAAAACTCACAGTTAAGTACAGACCTGATTCAGCAGACTTCGAAGTGAACGTGAGATTATTCGACCCGAGCAAATTCATCTATGACATGGATTATTACGAGTACTACGCAGACAGATATCAAACAATTGACACAGAGTATGTAACATTCACAATGCCGAAAACTGCAACACATTATTGGAACACAACAGGAGAAGATACATACGAACTGATAATCCAAAACTTTTCAATCAAAGGAGAGAGTGATTATTCTTTAAGATTCACCTGGACAGGTGACCGTTACGTTTCAGAGAAATTTCAGATCCACTACGATTTTAATAAAGGGCAATTAAGTCCAGAGGACATAACTTTGATACCTTTGGAAGATTACAATAAAGAATGCTTGGAAAGTTTGACTACAAGCAAAAATTCAAAAGACAAGAATTCATGTAAAACATCAACAAAATCAAAGCTCGAATTCAACAATCTTAAAATCGAAATCGGAGAAGTGGTCAGTACAGAATACATCCAGGTAAATGACTTGGTTTGTAAACATGAAATAAACAAAACATGCATAGCAAATCTTTCCAAACCAGTATACGAATGGAGTGATTTCAACAAGATTAATTTAAAGAAAATCGAAAAGTCAGACTTCTTGGCAATCGATGATGTGGGAGTTTCGGCATGTGGAGTTTTAAGCACAGCGTCGACAAGATACTATCAGACAGCAAACATTGATGATTTATTTGTGAGTGGAAGTGATTGCATCGTAATTGAAAATAATAACATCGAATTTGATGGGAATGGTTATTGGATTCACTCAGACTCAAATACTTATGCAATTTACTCTAATGGGTATGATGGAATCACAATCGAAGATGTTGATGTCACAGTTTACGGAGGAACAGCTGTTGGGATAATGATGGAAGGAGGAACTGACTCTTTAACAATTCAAAATTCAGATTTTAGAGGAACAACTGGTCAAGAATCAGATTATGAGATAATAACAATCTCGGGAGTTTCGAGTGGACATGTTATTCAAAATAATTATATCCATGGAGATGACAGTTACATTTTAAGAGGACTTACAATGTTTTCAGATGGAGGAGGGAATGAAGAGTCAAATAATTTAATTCAAGGAAACACAATTTATTCTGCATACTCCATTCAAATGGAATTGGCAGGACCTAACCAAACAGTGATTAATAATGAAATTCATGCAGAAGCATACGGAATTTACATTGGACAATATGTTGGAGATGGAATCACAATTTTTAATAATGACATTTATGATTATCTTGATTCAGGACCAGAGCAAGCAATTTTAATCGAAACAGATTCATCTTCTCAAATAAATATCACGTCAAACGAAATTCAAGGGGGAACATTGCTTGATGAAACTTATGGGATAAGAGTTGTTGGAAGTAGTGCAGTGATTCAAAATAACATCATAAATTATTCAGCAGGATATGGAATTTATGCATTAGTCAGCGACGGAATGATTAAAGGAAACACAGTTAATAGAACTTCTTCAACTTCAGGAAGTGGAATTTATAATGCTGGAGGAGACAATATGACTATAGAAGATAATTGGGTTTGGTCTGACACAGCTTTTGATTTGACAAGCATAACAAATTCAAGAATTAACAATAACTACATTTATTTGGATTACAATGAATTGGGGTATACTGGAATTTACCTTCCAAGCGCGACTGGAAATAATGTGACAAACAATCAGATCAAAGGAGAAAGAGTTGGATTTGGGATTGATCTTTCAGGATCAACAAATAATTATCTTTATAACACATCGATAGGACAACTTGGAGGAGCAATCGATGATGTTGGAATTTATAATTCTTTATCTAATGGGAATGTTTATAACTTAACAGAAATTTTTGGAGGAATAATATTATTATCAAGATCGGATAATAATAATTTTACAAACACTTTTGCATATGATTGTAATACTTATTGTTTGTTGATTGATTCTGCAGATAATAATTTATTTGAAGGAGGAGTTTTGGAAGATTCAACTGGAACTCTCGTTACAATTCAGGAAGCTTCGACTTACGGAGATTCAGAATACGACACATTCAAAAACATGGAATGGTCAGGAGCAACGACTTATGAATTAAGCTTATTAGAAGATTCTAATCTACATGATTTAATAAACATTACAAGAGCAGATGAATCAGACAATATTCCAGACGGAACTTATGAAAGATATTGGTGGTTAGATGCTTACATAACTTATTCAGGATCACCTCTTGAAAATGCAAATGTAAGTGTTTACGACGATGGGATGAGTTTGGTACATTCAGAATTGACAGGAGCAGACGGAAGAATCGACCAATGGGCAATACTCGAATATGAAAATACAAATGGAGCAAAATCATACGAGGGAGATTATACAATCACAATCTCAAAGATTGGATACGATACAAATCAAACAACTTGGAACGTCACAGAATCACAGAACATTGATTTAAATGTGGCCTTGGAGTTGGCAGAACAAATTCCTCCAACTTACTCTCTCGCAAATCATTCAACAACTGCTGCAGAAGAATCATGTACATTCTCGATTTTATGGAATGATAATCTTGCACTGGAAACAAACGGTTATTTTATTTTTTCAACAAACAACACAGGAAGTTGGGTTAATGATTCAAATGTCGCATTCACAGAAACACCTGAATGGGCAAATGTTACAAAAACATTGACATCAGATGTTGGATCAACAATCGGATATCGATGGTACGCATATGACAATAACGGAAATTACAACGTAACTCCAATTTATACATTAACAACAACTGAAATCGTCTTGGTTGCAAATATAACAGATCCAACACAAGCAGACCCTGAAACAGTTTCAGGAGGAGAAGAAATGCAAATCACATTCGACTTCACTGCAGATGGATCGCCAGTCACAGAAGGACTTTCAATTAATGAAATATTAATTGGAGGAGAAGAAGCCACACCAGTAGGTGGAGGAGGTCTGACTTACACAGAAGGAATAGGATGGCAAGTGAACGTGACAACTCCTTCGGGAATTTATGAATATCAAGATCTATTCATTAATGTGAGTTACAATGAAAAATCAAGAACAGACACTGAAACAAATGCAGTTTATTTTATTGCAGATCCAGGACTTGACGCAGAATTGAATTTGCCTTATTTTCAGATTGGAATTTGTGGACCTGACTTCGAAAATGCAAGTGCAATTCCAATCGGACAAAATGAAGGAGAAGGAGTTTTTAATGTCACAAATAATGGAACAGGGACAGGAACGGTGCAAGCAAAGTACACAGGAAGTTTAAACACAGGATGGACACTCAAAATATCAAATACAAGCAATGTGAATGACGCTTGGGTTTTGACTGACTCATACCAAAATTTAATAACTTTGAGTCCTTCTGAAGAAGAGATGATTTGGATGTTCGCGAACTGCTCGTATGTGAATGCGAATCCAGGAGTGGGCATCGACTTCGACGTAACAAGTTAAAATGGCATTTCAATTCACGCCCGGTGCATTCCTGTCAAGAGTATTAAGCGAAAGCTTTGGATTAACAGATGCACAGACAAAGGCAATACAAACAGCGAAAAGTGAGAGTTTCAGTTTATCCGATTCAAAATTGTTTGACCTCGCAAGAACAATAAATGAAGAATTTAATTTCAATGAAGAATTAACAAAATCAATTTTAAAAGAATTTATTGAAACAGCAAATTTATTCACAAATTTACCAAAACCTATCGCACACTGGAAACTTAATGAGATAAGTGGTGCTTACGATTCGATTGGAACAAATGATGGAACTTTACAAAACGGGGCAGTTCCTGGAGTTGATGGAAAGATAGGAAAAGCTGTTCAGTTTGATGGAAGTAATGATTATATAAATATTCCAAATTCAGCAGGAGATTTAAATTTTAATAAAGAGGGAATTTATACATTTGCTTTTTGGTCAAAGGCGTCTGACACTGGTCCAAATGGAATTTTTAAAATGCAAAAAGTTGGGATGCTTGTTGAATACGGATCAACATTTGATTTTATTGATACAGTTACTCCTGGATGGACAAGATGGAAATTTGCAAATACAGGTTATGTTAATAATTGGAAACATTATGCTTTAGTTTATAATGGGCAAACGCAAACGATAAAATTATACATTGATGGAATTGAAGCAAACACAAACCAAAATAATTATAATTGGGATTCAAACACAAATAGTACTGGTTCTGTTACAATAGGACAATGGTATAATTATAATGGAACTATAGATGATGCTCGTATTTATAACCAAGAATTAACACAATCACAAATAAATAAAATTTACAATTCAGGAAGAGGAACAGAAAACGATTATCAACCTCAAATAAACTTTTCAACAATAAAATCAATATCAGAAAATTTAAGTATCTCAACAACAGACTCAATCAACAAAGATATTTCAAGAGGATTAAACGAAACATACAGTTTGACAGATACAATTCTTAAAACAATCGAAAGAGAATTCGCAGAAGAATTAAGTCTTGCAGATGATCTGGAAGCAGTCAAGATAGTGATCAAAAATTTATTGGAGAGTTTAAGTCTTTCAGATTCAAAAAGTTTTCAGATCACAAAACAAGTAACAGAAATAATGGACTTATCAGATGGTGATGTAAAACTTATTCAAAGAATCTTTGAGGAATTATTTGGAGTTTCAGCAACAATCACAAAACAAATGCAGAGATTATTCACAGAAGAAGTAACATTGAATGAACAAAGATTAATGGGTTTTTCGAGGGAATTTGCAGAAAGTATAACATTATCCGAGAATTTTATTAAACAAACAGAGAGAGAATTCACAGAATCAATCACAATGAGCGAAAACAGATCAGTGAGTTTGATCAAAGTCCTTTCAGAAAATCTTTTATTTAATGATCAAATTTTAAGAGATATTCAGAGAACGATCATAGAGCAATACAGCTTCTTGGATTATCTTGATCCTAAAAAAATAACAGTTAAAAATCTGTCCGAAATTTTATCATTAACAGACTCGAAGAGTTTTGACATAAGCAAAGTGATCAGTGAAATTATGACTCTCTCAGATGGAGATGCAAAACTTATTCAAAGATTATTTTCAGAGAGCTTCGGATTTTCAGAAAGTGTCGAGAAACAAATTGAGAAAATGTTTTTGGAAAGTATGAGTCTAACAGATGAGAAAACATTATCAATCGCAAAACAATTGACAGAAGGAATGAGTCTAACAGGAACAATCTCCAAATCAATCACAAGAGAATTGCTCGACAGCATTGGATTATCCGACGGAGATTCGCCAATTACAATAAATAAAATTTTAAGTGAGAGTTTCAGTCTTGAAGATAACTTCATAAAATTTTTAACAAGCTGGATCAACACAAACAGCATAAGGTCAGATTTACAAGCAATAATTCAAGATGAAGGAGTCGAGGCAACTCTGATCAGGCAAACTACAACAACAGACAATCAAGGAGGAGTCACAGCAGTGAGTGAAGAAGAATATGAAATTTATATGGTTTCACAAGGTATTTTAAGATCAGATCGTCAAATTCATAACATGGGACTTGCTCTTCCAGGAACAGAAAGAGTGTTTTTATTTCACTCTTATCCAAATTCAATTACAGGAAACGGGACACTCATTCCAAGAGTCGGAGATTTAATCAAAGACGATGAAGAAATTTATTGGAGAATTGAAGAGATCACTGCAGAACACGAAATGAATGGATCTGAAATATTTAAGAGTGTATTAATTAAAAAAGTGGATTTAACACAATGACAACTTATATAAAATTAAGAACAGACTTTGAAGGAATTATTCAAACACATGGTCAGCAAGGAATTCTTCACAGAGAAACAGAAGAATTGGGAAGCATGGGTGACACAAAAAGCATCGCGAAACAAGGATGGACAGTCCAATTCATGATGCAAGACATCACTAAAAAAGACAGACAAATTCATGAGATGGGCCTTGCTATTCCAGGAAATGTCAAAGCATTTTTTTATTGGCAATATCCCGATTCAATCACAGGAAATGGAACATTGGAAGTTCAAGCAGGAGATATCATAATTGATAAAAACGGAGTTTATTGGAGAATTGAGCAAATACTTGGAAAGAGAAAAGCACGTACAAAAGAGATTTTTAAGAGCTGTGTTTTAAAGAAAATTGACTTGGACGTGGAATGATACGAAAAAACAATAAAAATGCACCAGAAAGGCTGGAACAAAGACTACGGAGGTCTTACAATGAGGATGAAGTTAAACGTTAATACAAAATTGGACAAGAAAATGACTGTCAAGCAAATGCAGGCAGTTTTATTCAAAAGTATGTTAAAAATGCATGAACTTGCAACAATCAATTGTCCAGTGGACACAGGAAGACTCAGAAACTCAATAATTCTCGATCCAGCATCTCCAGGATACACAAATTATATTTTATCAGATGGAGTTGAGTATGGAATAGATGTGGAGTATGGAACAAAACCCCATTATTTGACATCTGAAAATTTAAAAGGATGGGCAAGAAGAGTTCTCGGAGATGAAAACATTGCAAGTGCAGTCGCATGGAAAATTGCACACAAAGGGACAGAAGCTCAACCATTTTTCAGACCAGCACTTGATCAAGTCAAACAAGTGTGGGTGTTTAGATTCGCAAATCAAGAATTTAACAAGAACAACAATGTTTAAATAATTCGTTTGATATTAAAAACTATCCCAAGAGGGAGGCAACACCAAAGATGGTATTCATAAGTCCAAAAAACATACTTGTAGAATTTCTCAGAGTGAGATTAACAGATCCACGAAGCCGAGCAGAAACAACAAATACTGAAACATTCGACGGAGGATCTACAGAGTTCTCAATCTCAGCACCTTCGGGAGCAATGCAATGCGTGACATCAGTTGTAGTGGATGATGTTACACAAGCAAAATATCGTGATTATTACATCGATTGGCAAAACGAAAAAATTATTTTTTATTCAAACACAGCGTCGGGAACAGACAATGTCGAGATAACATACAAATACGGATCAACAAATTGGATCTTCCCGGACAAAGCAAAAAACACTCTTGCAAAAACTGCATTTCCAAGATTAAACGTTTTAATTGTCGGAGGAGCAGGAGAAAGACTCGGACAATATAATTCTGATGTGGAAACACAACCTCACTTTCAAATTGACATATGGACAAAAGAAAATCAAGACTTCACAATTGACTCTGTAAAATATGAAGGAGATAAACTCGCAGAGTATATTGGTTGGAAAATTATGGCTGCATTCAGATCATACGAAGATGATCTACATCCAGCAATGTACAATTATAATCCCCTCGGAATTCCAAGAGATCTTGGCTTTGATCAGGAAATGGAATCATTTCACAAAGTCGTGGAAGTCGAGATGAAAGGAATAAATATGTCTGAGGGATACAATTAAATATGGAGGCAAAAAATGACTGAGTACTTTTTGGGAAAGAGAGAACAAATCGCGATGTGTCCAGAAGATACGTGGGCGACTCTTGGTACAAAGACAATGGCAGACGACGGATACATTGTCGGAAAGAATGTCAAATTGACACCTGCGTTCACACAGAATTGGAAAGAAATTCTGCAAGCAGGAGCAGATTCAAGAGATATCGATTCTATGGAGGAAGGCGAAGAATCATATAAATTCACGCTGACTTTTAATTCAACTCATTGGAAATGGTTGAGATATTGCGCGCATGGGACTGTTACAAACACAGACAATTCCACATATTACACTCACACATTCACAGCGACAGACGAAGTTAAATCTTTCACATTGGAGTGGTCGAAAAGAGCTGCAACAGATCATGTCATAACATTGACAGGATGCATAATCACCAATTGGTCGGTTAATTTTGCGAAAGGATCAGGAGAGGGAGAAGGTTTTGTTGAAGTAACTGCAGAATGTCTTGCAAAGTCAGGAGTTCCAGGATCAAGCACAACAACAATCTCTGCTGAAACAGCAAAAGCATTCCAGTTCAGAATGGCAAAATTGACATACGCAGGATCAGAAGTTGTCGAAGTTAATTCAGGTGAACTCACTTGTGATAACGAAGTCGACGAAGAAGATTCAAGATACTGTAACTCAACACTTGACAAATACATCGGAGAGCCAATTCCAAAGACAAGAAGGTACACTTGCAACTTCAACATCAATGAGAAGAATGACACATTCTATGATGATTGGGCAGACAGAGCAGTTGTACCAAGCACAAACAGCTTGACTTTGACAAGAGGCACAAATGATGATATCACATTCACCTTCACAGGGTTATATCTAAAACCAGTTCCAGCTGGTGCGACAAACCTTGAGGGAGTTGATAGCGTGGATGTTGTTGGGACAATCAAGAGTGTTGCGATTGTCGCGAAAGACAGCTTAAGCGATTACTAAACAATAGGAGGTTAAAATGGGATATGAAGAAGACTTCGTAAAAGATGAAATCGTAGAATTCGATGTTGAAGGTCGAAAGTTCAAGTACAAACCCACAACAGCTGGGGATGAGAACGAATGGATCGATGAATACATGGAAATTGGCGAATCAGGAAAGGCAAAACCAAACCTGAAAAAAGTCAATGAATGTAAGATTCGAAACTTGGTTGAAGTTCCGTACGACGAAAAGACGATCGCAAACATAATCGGAATCAGCAAAGCTTGGAAAGATCTAAGCAATGAAGAGAAATGGAAATTGATGTCAAAGTTGAAACCTGAAACTTTCAACAAGATCATAACTTCAATGAATAAGATCGATTCTCCCAACGAAGAATTAAAAAAAAACTGATTTTTAAGATCGCAAACATGAATTTCAAGAACGGACAATTTGTCCTTGAAGGAAGAAAGGAAATTTTATTGTGGGCGAAATATCAGTTTTGGAAGGCTGGAATTCCCCCTGAGGAATTTCGGAAAACGAGGATCGGTGATTTAAAGGACATCATGGATATCGAAAACGCGATTGAAGAAAAGTCACAAAGGAATCAAGGAATCCAAGACGCATTATCAAGGATGGGTAAAACAAAATGGTAGAAGTAGGATCAATTCAAATTGGAGGATCAATCAATACTGCTGAGATTGAAAGAGGAATGGGCAGAGTCCAAAGAGGATTCGACGATGTCGATTCCAAAGCAAAATCAGTCCAGGGAGATTTTGATAGGATCGCTGCACGTGGAAAAAGACTAACCACAATCTTCGGAGCCATGGCTCTAACAGGAGTCACAGCAATTGCAGGATTCGCGTCAGGTGCGCCAGCAGTCGCAGGATCAATGGCTAAGATTAAAGTTGCTGCAATGGAATTAAAATTCGCAATGGGAGAATCACTCGCACCAGCATTCGAAACAGCAAGTGGATGGTTAGCTAAACTCGCAGATTGGGTTGATGCACACCCGGATTTATTCAGAGGAATTGTGACAAGTCTCGTAGGAATTTTCGCTGCTGCAACAGTGATTAAAGTTGGAGGATGGGTTTATTCTGCATTCGCAACATTTTTCGGATTACTTTCAGGAGTTGCAACATGGGCAGGGTGGGCTACAATTGGAGGATGGTTTACAGCTTTGGGAACATGGGCAAAAAATGCCGCGACAGTTGTCGGAACAGCGTTGGGTTCCATTTGGACATGGCTCGGGAAAATTGTAAGTAAGATCGGAGGATTTTTGACAGGAGGAGCTGCAGGAAGCATTCTAAGAGCAATATTCGGAGTCGGAGGGACAACCGCAGCAATTGGACTCGGACCGTTAATTAATACTTACCAAAGAGAAATAACAGGAGAGCCAGGATTTTTGGACAAACAACTTCAAGAATACAATAATTATCAACAACAAGTTTTATTAGATAAAATATCAAGAGGGGAGGCAGAATTACAACAAATGTACTTCGTATAAAAAATGACAATGAAAATTGAAAACTATTCAGGCACAGCAGACACATTCACATTCCCAAATAACCCTCAAACATTCGACGACGAGATAACTCCAAATTACACAGTCACAAATGTAGACTATCAAAGATACCATTATTTTGTTTCAGGAGGAGGAATTAATCCGAAAATGCTTGTCTTGACAGGACACTTCCACGGATCATCAAAAAATACTTCTTATCTTGCATTAAGCAAACATTTCTCAGAAACTCAGAAACTAAAAAAATTATATTGGGAAGATGATAAATTTTATTTGGGTGTTGGAAACAATATTAAAAAAACTCATCAATCAGGAAGAACAAATTTTTTGGATTACGTTGCAAACTTCGAAACAGTGATCGGTGTTTTATTCTCGAATACTCAAAAGACATATACAAATGGAGGAGCTCACGCAACAAACGCAGGAAACGCAACAACATTCATAGAAGAAATTGCAGGAGATGTGACAGATGGAGCAAGTGATGTCGTTATCTCAGACGGACTCGGGAATGAGATCACAATTCCAAACTCTGCTTTAACAACAGGACAAGAAGTCATCGTTAAATTCGTCGAGATGGTTGATTCAGGAGATGGAATCTACGTCACAGAATACAACTACACAACTGTGGCTGGAACTCAAACAGAAGCAGTTTCTGTGACTGATGGCCTTGGATTGCTTCAATTGGCTGCAAGTGCATCAACTTCAACTCTTTCTGTAACAAACCTCGACGCTGGCTGGACTGCAAAGTTCAGAGATGGATATACAGCATAATGGGAACTTACATAATAAAATTACAAAACACATCAGGAGTCAACGGAACAATAATAGCAGACGCTGGATTCTCTTATACAGATAATTTAAACGAAGTTAATCAGGGACAATTAAAAGTCACAGGGACAGGTCAAGTCAAAAGAAATCTTTTTGAGATTGGAAGTCAGGTTTGGATTTATCGAAACGGATCATTAGAATTTCATGGAATTATAAACGCATTGAGTAATCTGAACGCAGGAGGAATCTCTGCAGATTTGACAGGTTATGAAGTTTGGTTGGGAAAAGAAAATGGAGATTATGCAGGATCGCCTTGGAGTTCAACAGCAAGCGCAACAATTGCATCTGCAGTCATAGGAGAGTCCAATTATTTCACTGCCGGGACAGTCGAAGCTGGAACATCGCTGGATTTTTCATTGGAGCCAACTTCGAGTTTATGGAATGCATTGTCAAGTCTGATCAATCGAACTGCACAAGACATTGGAATCGATTATTCAGATTCTACAGTTGACATTTTAGATCATAAAGGATCAAGCACAAGTGTGATGACTTTAAACGACGGATTGGAAATTCAAGACTTGACCGTTAGACATGCTTATCCAATTGGAAACGATGTGAGAGTTTATGGAAAAAGTGAGGGAGAAACAAGGATCGTATCAGATCACACATCATACGGGCAAGACGCGACTTCAAAATCAACATACGGAACGATTCGGTACATTTACAATGATTCATCAGTGATTACACAAGCAGAGGCAAATGTCTTGGCAGATGCACTTGTTGCACAATACAAAAATCCAACAAAGGTCTACGAGTTCGATGTTATGAATCCAAACAAATCAATCGTGGCTGGAGATGTGATCACACTTAATTCACAGACAAAAGGACTCTCAAACGAAGAAGTGAGAGTTGTTGGAATTGAGAGAGGAATCAGAAACAACAAAGAATTCATGACACTTGAAGTAACAAACAAAGAATACTCAAAAAGAAAAAAAAGCATCAATTCATTTATAGCAGAACTTCAAAAACAAGCAAACGACATTAACACTTATGATCAGTACGGAGCAGAATACTCAAATCAGAATATCGGGACATGCATTGGAGGAGGATCATGGTTTGATGATGCAATTGCGAATTTATTAGGGCAAGGATTACTTGGAAATGGAGTTTGTGGATGCACAGGAGATTGGACTTATTTGAATGGAAATCTCTCAGTCCCGGCAGGAGTGATTCAAGCATGTCTTTTGAACATAAACACTTCATCAATTTACAACAGAATAGATGGAGATTTATATGTTACAGGATTTGTATGTGCTGCTTGTTTTTGTGGACCAGGAGCAGGAGGAGGAGATTTTTGGGCAGATGTTACAGGTTACTTGACACCCTGCAATTCGTGTGGACTTTTACTCTGCAATAATGTATGTGCAGGAGTCGGAGGACTTTGCATGGGAATCGCCATGAGTCCAGGAGCATTCGCAGAATTTCATGGGGAATGCTTCATTGCGACAAATCAATTCTGTGGACCAGTCGTAAGAGGAACAACAGCAGTCTGTGGAGGAGATGTCTGTGCAACAGACGATGTGATCGCTGGAGATTTTGTTTGTGGGGCAAGTGGATATTTTTCAGGAAACATGACTGCAACTTCGGTGAGCATTAATGGATCTTCTGCCTGTCAACTTTATGTTTCAGGAAATGGATATGTAACAGGTCAAGTTTATGGAGGAACAGTCTGTGGAGGTACTTGCGTCGACTCAAACATTGTGTGTGGAGATTGCACATATGCTTGCAGAAGATTAAAACTTCCAGTCGGAACAAACTGTTATTAACATGGCAAGAGGAACATCATCACAAGGGTGGATCATTGGAGCAGTCTGCTCAACAAGTGGAAATATTATGAATATGTATTGTTCAAATTTTAATATGCCTGTACCAAATTTATTTAATGGAAGCTCAGATTGTTCAAGTGGATTCATGGCTGCGAGATGCAATAATATTGGATCAACATCTCATGCATTGACAGGTACATGGTACCCAGGATATGAATTCGCATTCGCAGATTATTTGCCTGTTTGGTGGGCAGATGAAGGGACTTGCACATGTGGAATCGGATGTTTTCAAATGCAATGGTACAGACCAAGTGGAGCAATTAATTATAATAAATTTCAGGTTGCAGTGAGTGTGACTTCTTGTCCAGGATGGTGTTCATGGAGTTGGGTTGAAGGAATGGTCAACACAGGAATAGCTGGATGGGAAATTTGTGATACTTCAACATCAACACATTGCAACGTGATGCAGGTCACACAAGTCTCAGGAGATCCAGTCTCAATTGGAGAATGTACTGTAAGTTTTGATTTGGGAGGAGTTCCTTCAACAACACAATGCTCTTCAACTTACACAGGAAATATTTGGGTTGAAGGAAATGATCTTCATTATATTAATGCAAACAGATGGGAACATGCAATTGTCGGAATATATGTCGCAACAGGATTCGGAAACTGTGGAAGCATTTGGATTGACAATTCTCATTACTTGCATTGGGTTGGAGCAGATGGAAATGATTATCGAGCTCCTTGGAGAATTTGTCAATTTGCATCCACATTCAGTAACGGAGCGCCAGCAAACCCGAGTCCTGGGGCAGGTTACGCTGGAGCATTGTGGGTTGACAATCAATTCGGATGGACTCATCTCTCATACATTGGATGCGACGGAAATAAATATCTCGCGGGAGCAGGACACTACCCGTACAGTTTTTAATGATCAAAGCAAGAATAATAAAATTTGAAGAAGCAAAGAAATTGGGACTCACAGATGAAGGAAAAGACTTGTCAGGAGAATCAGTTTGTGGAGCAATGTGTACAGCAAAGCAAGAAAAAAAGAAAGGATCAAAACCAATTTTTCTCGAGAAATATTATGTTAAGAAAAACGGTAAAAAAGAGTTGGCATTTTTACATCAGGATCTCGCAAAAGAAAAACAAGAAAAAGGAGAGTTGGATGAATACTTTGATCAGTTTGAAAAGATTGATGGGATTGATAAGCAAAAATATATAAATGATAACAAACTTGTAATTACACAAAAGCATATCGGTCAAGAGGCTGTAGCAAAATCATCATAACCAAGAGGTAAAATGGATTACGTACTTGAAATAACAGGAGGCATCGGCAAGCATGTCATGGCGACGAGTTTAATCAAATGGTTAAACGAAAAATATCCTAAAAAAAAGATCACAATCGTGTCAGCTTATCCTGAAATATTTGAATACAATCCGAGAGTACACAGAAATCTCCACATAACTCAACCATATTTATTCGAAGATTATATCAAAGGGAGAGATTTCAGAAAAGGCAATCCTTACGAACTGCAAGAATTCTATCGAGCAAAAAACAAAAAACATCTCATGGAGATATTTCCAAAGGCATATTTATTTAATCGGTTAAACGAACAACCTGAAAGTGAGATTTATCTAACCAAAGGAGAAGAGATGGATGGACAAATGTATTGTCAACAGAACGGACCATTAATCACTCTACAAGCGTTGGGAGGGCTTCCTCCCGGCATGTCACCAAACAGAATGAAAGTAGACAGCTCACAAAGAGATATGCCTCAGAAGGTGGCTTATAAGGTCACAGAGATGCTTTTAAGAAATGGATTTAAAGTTTTACAGCTAAGAAGCAAAGTTGAGCCAATTATTCCTGGATGTCTTCAATTGGATCTTCCATTCAGAAACATAATTCCAATAGTTAAAAATGCAGTCGCACATGTTGGAATCGACAGCTCATGGATGCACGTGGCTGGATGTTTCAAAAAACCAATGTTAACTTTTTGGGGAGGAACACACAAAGACAGTTTCGGTTATTTTCATGAAGGATCATTCCACGCACATACAATAAATGCAATGCATGGACGTCCTTATTTTGCAGTACATGATATCTCTGCAATGTACCCTTACAAGACGAAAGAAGATGGATTTGAATTTGACTACTCTGAAAGAGAAATCGAACTGCACGTTCAGAAGCTGATTGATCACTTGAAGGGAAAAGTAAATAAAGAGGCAACACCTCAAAATAATGGAGGAGAAAAATGTCAAAACTGTTAGAATTTTTTAAGAATATTTTTTGTAAAGAATATCCGATATGGGCTTATGGCCTTGAATGTGATGTTTGTAAAATGTCATTCGGATCTGCAGAACTTCACTATAAAGAAGTCATACGACAAGGAACTCTTAAAAAGCACGAAGGCAAAATTCCCAAATTAAAATAAACGGAGGATAACATGGAAGTACCAATTGGAAAACTTGACTGGACAGGATTGAAGAAAGTTGGAATCGGTGCATTAATTGCAGGAGCAGGTGCTGGTTTAACTTACTTAACAGCCAACATTGCAAACGTGGACTTCGGATCGTACACACCAATCGTTGTTTCAGCATTCAGTATCGGTGTGAACTTTTTGAGAAAACTTTTAACAAAATACGAATCACAATAAAATGTCCCGGAACGGAAAATCAAAACTTGAGAAGAAGGTTTTGAAATTCAGACCTTTGAGAGATGAAGACAATCGAAGGTATGTTCCATTTTGTGATTACGGATGGCATCAAGGGATCATAAAATATCCTGACATCTGTGAAAGAAGACATTGCAAACACTATTATCGTTTTTATTTTGATCAGAAAAAAGCCGATGGATCGGTAATCCCTGAAAATTTTGAAGCGAGAACCGATCCAATACCTCAATGTAATTACTAAAAAAGAGTTTATAAAAATTGTTGTTTGAGTAACGACGACAAAAATATATCATTCATATATCTGTTTTAAAATACCCCATATGTAAAAAGCAAGAATTATATAAAACACCAATCTTTAAAAAGGATTATCTCCTTGTAATTTCAAGTAAATTACGGAGGTAACAATGGATAAAAAACAAAACAATGGTTTATTTATCACTTTGGTTGTGTTAGTTTGTTTATTGAGTTTGATCTCAATATTCGTAGCTGCAGGAAACAAGGTTGATGAGAAGGCATTGGCAGACAAAGTTACCGCCCAAGTAATCAGTAAAATACCCACACCTGAAAAGGTGAACACGACTGAAATCGCGAATGAAGTCGCAGGGTTAATACAGATTCCAGAAGCAGAATCCGTTGACAATGAAAAGGTCAATGATCTGTGGGAAGATTTGTATTCTGATGAAATCGACGAACTCGAAACTGAAGCATACGACGTCGCAGTTGAAGAGCTTGAAGAAAACGACTACAAACTGATCGAGAAATTTCTCGAAAGGAATGTTGAAGATTTCGACGAACTCAAAGACATTGATGTCGAAGATTACGATGTAACAATCGTGAAGCTCGGTCTTGAAGAGGACGAAGATAAATGTGCCGTGGTTGAATTCGAAATCAAAGTGAGATACACTTTGAATGACGGAGAAGCAACTGCATACAAGAAAACACTTCTTGTGAGCGCAAATGTCTTATTCGATGAGGGCGACTTTGACGATGAAGATGTAGAGTGGGAATTCCCAACTCTTAATTAAGTTGTCAAATTTTTTTATTTTTTTAATTAATTTTTCTTTATTTTATTTAAGAATCAAGGGGACACACCCCATGACTTCCTGTGGAAACTCCTGTGTTGTGTTTGTTTGATTGTTATTTAATTATTTAATATATTATTTAATTATTTAACAAAAGAAATCTAAAAATCAAAAAAGTCCAATGGAAATGATGGGGTGTGAGTAATTACATACTTGTAGCAAGTTTTAAAAAGGGAATACTCGTGTGTAATTCAGGAGGACAAATGCCGAAAACAAAAACAAAGGATTGGGAGATGAAGAGCTACTCTCTCGAAACAGGAGTTCCAAATCAATTAAAAGAGATCGCAGAGTTCGAGGGATTATCTCAAAGCGACATGATCGGATTTCTCGTCAGGAATTGGGATGCAGGAATCAACCCTGCAAACAAACTTAACATGCTTCTCGCAGACAGAAAAAAACTCGCATTACAAATCGAAGAGATTGATAATCAAGTCGGAATTTTAACAAAACAAATAAAACAATTTGAAGAATGGAAAAAATTAAAATCACAAAAGAAAGACCAGGCACTCAACATCCTGAAAAGAAATATTTTAAACAAAGAATTTGAAAACACAGAAAGACTCGCAAGAACATGGCAAAGAATGACAGGAGTCCCAGCTATAGAATTAATCACAGAAGCCACAGAGCAAATCAGGAGGTCAGGAGTATGATTATTGAGATTTTTCCAACAAAAGAACAGATAAAATATGCAGATAAAATTGTAAGAGGATGGGTTTTAGGATTTGAACGTGAAGACTTCGGAAAAGAATACGATAGAATGTTTGGAGGACTTTTGATGGAAACTGTGATCTGTGATTTATTAAATCAACCACGACCAAAAACAGACAAACCTGATGAAGGAGATGTAAAATGGAGAGGTCAAATGTGGGATGTCAAAACAGTCGTGAGATCAGTGAGTGATGTGTTGGAAGATTACGCGCACAATGTTAATGAGAGTCAATACAACAACCCAAATGCAGGTTATTTATTCTGTAGCTTCAATAAAATAATCAATCGAGGATTCATCTGTGGATGGATGACAAAAGAAGAATTCAAACAAAAAGCAGTTTTTAGATTTAACAAAGATAAGATCGAAAGAAAAGACGGAACTTATTTGAAACCAAAAGGAAATCTCGGAGTTTACATAACTTATCAAGAAGAAGTTCACGAATTTAAAAATTTACAGGAGTTCATAAATGGATAAACAAATTCATCTCGGAGAAAAATACTTGGGAAAGCTCGATCTTGATTCCGAAGACATTCAACAAAGAATCGGCAAAGGACCAATAAAAACACATGTTTCTTTATTTTCAGGATGTGGAGGATTAGATCTCGGATTTGCAGAGGCAGGAATTCAAACAAGAATTATGATCGAATGGGAACATTCTGCATGCGAAACATTAAGACATAATTTTTTATGGAAATATCTGAAAGAGAGGAAAGATCATGAAGGAAAACTTTGCTGGAATTCAAAAGAAGAAATGAAGAAACAAATCACATGGTACCACGATGAAGAGCCAGTGATCATGGAAAGAGATATCTGCGAAGTCACATCACAAGAGATAATGGAAAAAGGAAATCTAAAAATCGGAGAATGTTCAATTATTTCAGGAGGATTTCCATGTCAAGGTTTCAGTCTTGCCGGCAGAAGAATGATGGATGACCCAAGAAACAAATTATACAAACAATTTGTAAGAATTACAGATGACCTTAAACCAGCAAGCATAATGGGAGAAAATGTGCAAGGGATCGTCTCTATGGGCAAAGGAGAAGTAATTCAACAGATCTGTGAAGATTTCGCGAATCTCGGATACAATATAACGTGGGATTTACTCGATGCTGCAAATTATGGAGTGCCTCAACACAGAGTGAGAATGATCTTAATTGGATTCAGAGTCGACGCAATGAAATTCGAGGGAGAAAGACCATCATTTCATATCGCCGCAACACCAGGGACAATTCAACATCCTTCTTTTTTTAAAGAAAGAATCAAACGATGGAAAAATAAATCACTGCTCGAAAGAATCGAAAAAGACCCAAGATGCAGATTCAGGACCAAGGAAGAAGAAACTTGGCATACATGCTCTTTTAAAGAGGAAAAAAATAAATCCAAACAGGAGGTTAAAAATGGGACAATACTACAAGCCAATCAATCTGAATAACGGACAATGGTTAAATGCAAATGATTACGGAAATGGATTGAAACTCACAGAACATTCGTGGATAGGAAACGATTTTCTCGGAGCAGTAATGCAATTAATGGTCAAAGGTGGGCCTTGGAACAAAGAAAAGATCGTATGGTGTGGAGATTACTTCGACGAAGAAGGAGAAGAAGACTACTACGATAAAGTCAAAGACAAAGACAAAATCAAACCATCAGAGAAGATGAAAGAGAAAGAGCAGAATAATGCTGTTTTGATTAATCACACAAAGAAACAGTACGTGCTTTTTTCAAAACAACCAGGAGTAGATGAAGATGGATGGAAACAAAATCCTCTGCCTTTATTGACTGCACTTGGAAATGGACGTGGTCTTGGAGATTATCATGGATTGAATGAAGATAAAATCGGAATATGGGCAAGAGATGAACTCTCAATCGGATTCGAAGGAGATGTGAAATTGGAAGGATTCACAGAGTTGGAAGTGATATTTAACGAAAACCACAAAGTTTAATTATTTTGATTTTTTTATTATTTCAGATTTTGGAGGAAACATGGAAAAACCTAAGAAAAAAAGAATCTTTGATGAAGCACCTGAGGAAGACGAAAACTTTAAACTTGGTTTTGGAGTAAGAGCTCAATCGGGAAAAGAAGGAAAGATTGTTGCTGCAGACAGAGGACAAAAAGAATTTGTGGTGGTTGATTTCGGAGAAGGACCAACCAATGTTTTAAAGAAAGACCTCGAAGTTATTCAAAGAAAACAACATAAATGGTAGAAAAAGATGTCAAAGAAATTCAGAGAGATTATTTGACTCGACGAGCAAAGTCAGTCAAAACAGTAGATCCAAAAATACTTCTCGGACACACAAGAAAATGCTATGAACTTAATCAATCAGCAAACTGCAAACTTGTAGCAGATAAACCACTCACTCATTCTCAATCAATTGCATACAATCAAATTCTAAAAGATCAACGAGAAAAAGAAGAAAGATATGTTCGTCGGATGAAGAGAAGAGAAAAAATTGAACGTGCTGCACCTAAAGAAGAGTACAGGAATTTTTGAGATTTTTGGAACAATAGCAAGTTTTAAAAAGGCAATACTCGTGTGTAATTACAAGGAGGACAACACAAAATGTCAATAAAAAAACTACTACAAAGAATCTTCGGAAGAAGATACATCGACATGAGTCGATACAACGAATTAAAATCGAGGGGAATAACACCCCTCTTTTAATTTTTTAAAATGAAATGCAAAATCTGTCAAGTGAGAGAAGCCACAGAACGACACGCCAAAAATTACAATCATAACTGCATAAAAATCAAAGGAAACTGTGTAAGATTATGTCATTACTGCCACACAGGACTTCATCAATCAAATCAGAAAAACACACTCGACTGGGACTACTTAATGAAAAACAAGAAGGAGGAAATCATCAAAAGATCAGAAAGAATTTTGAAGAAACACGATGGATACTGATTTGAATTTAAACATTTTTGTGCAGATGAATGTCTGTCCGATCTGTGGAAAACCAATCACCGCGCAAAACAGAATAAGAGCCCATTTGCTGCCGAAACAACTCAATCCAAAATACAATATTTTCACTTATCTACACAAAGAATGCGAACACAGAATAAACTTACTTTATGTGAATCAGCAAGTAAAAACAAATGCCGAAAGAGCAAAAGACAAAGCAAGAAACATGATCAAAGATTTCAAAACTAAACTCGAAATAATGGAGAAAAGAATCGATGAAGATTAAAAGAAACATCCCGGATCAGATTTTTTATATACTTATGTGCATCTGCACAATCGGAATCGCATATCTGATCAGAGTTTTAATCACACAATCAATTAAGGAGGCATTTAAAGATGATACAATCAAAGTTCACAAATCATAATCTCGACATTAGTCGGGTACCGCGGGGAGGGGCGGATTCTACAACGTGGATTCTACAATGTGGAGTCCTCCTTGCCCCTCTTTAATTAAATTACAAGGAGGTAAAACATGGCAGATAAATTAATCAGAACAATCAAAGCTGTTTCAAAAGGAAAACTCGCTGATGGAAAAATCGGATTTATCACTGCAGAAGAAGCAGACAAATGGTACAATACGAGTGGAGAACCTGAGGCACTGCAAGGATTAATGGACACAGTGATTCAGAAAGGAAACACAATCGAGTTCGAGATGAATGGATTCAATGCTGTAAACTTTGTTTTAAAAGAAAAAGCAAAGCAAAGTGAGAAAGGATCATTCACAGATGATATGACAAGCTTCGAAGATTTACTAAACGATGCCCATGACAAATTCGACTGGATGTCAATAAAGACAGAAATGATCGAAAACGACTGGGAAAAGAAAAGAGCAATTTTCAAAGCAACAGTTCAAACATGCTTAAACAATGAAACTACACATGTGTCAGATGATGATGAAGAAGTTATGTTTAAACAGACATTCGAAGCTTACGGGGATGCAACGCAGGAAAACTGTGGTGACATGGTTAAAATCCATTACATAAGAATGGCTGAAACACGAGCAATCGCAAGAGCTTTGAGATGGGCAACAAACAATGCAAAGGCTGCAGAAGAAGAAACTGAGAACGGAGAACTCCCTGAATCAGAAGAAGTAGATGATGCAGAACTTGCAAAACCATAAATAAAATTTTATTTTTTATTTTTTTTATTTCAATTAAAACACAAAAACAAAAAACATGGAAAAAAACATACAAGAAAAAAGAGAAAGAATCAAAGAGATTGATTATGAAATTAAATGTCTCAATAACGACATCGATACTCTTGAAAGTGAACAAGAAGAAATTCAAGAAGAGATTTCAGAATTTGAGAAAAAACAAACAAAACTATAATGGAAGAAGAAATGAAAACAACAGAGGATGTAAGAAAAGAGGCAGTACTTGAAAAAGTCGAAATGCCAAAATTATTAATCAACGGAAAAGAAGAGGACCCAATTTTGATCATAAGTCTTGACAAAAAACAAATTAAGATTTTCATGAATCAAAACAAAGTTTACAGGACAGTTAATCTAAAAAACAAGATTGAAAATACACTGGACATATTCTTGATCGATACGATCAAAGAACTACTGCAGACACTCGCAGATCGAGAGGAAGCAGTGGAAAAAATTAAATTACAGGAGGTTAAAAATGAATCAACAATTCGAAAGTCTGGGAGAACTACAGGGAATGATCGGACACCTGGATCACGCGGAACTAAGACCAGTGAACGTTTTGTCTAACGACATTCAATCACATGTGGCAGTTTGGAATACAAGCCAAGATCAACTCGAAACAATCGTAGAAAGAAGAAACTCAAACCTGATTCAACATGACGAAGCACTGAGTCCTTTCATAGAGGCAATCAATGAAAAGAGAACAGACGTTAATGGAACATTAAAGAATCATGGTGGAGAAGTGATCATCGAGGCTTTATTCAAAGATCTGTACATTGGTGACGGTGACAACAAAATTCAGATGGGTGTGAGATTATCCAACAACTACAACTCGAAAAGTGGACCATACTTTAAAGGAGAAGTCTTCGGATTCAGAAGTTTTTGCACAAACGGAATGATCCTCGGAAAGGTAGTGGTTGGGACTGTTTTTAGCAAGCACACAAAGATTGCAGATTTGCAGAAGAAGATGATGGAATTCATCGGAAGCATCTACGACAATGCAATCAAGTTGGAGAATGTGATTAAAGAAGCAGAGAAAGACACTTTATTGGATGACGAAGCAGAAGATATCCTTTTAAGGATTTTTAGAAGAAAGAAGTTTGTAAAAAAACTTCAAGAGTTATTCGAGAAAAGAAGTTTAACAAGATACACGGTGTACAACGCAATCACAGATTACGCAACACACAAAGCTGCAACTGAAAAACAGAGAGTAGGACTTCATCAGATCGCACAAAGAGTTTTAATGACACCAAAGTCAAAACTCATGAACTTTGAAGAAGATTAAAATTTTTATTTTTTTATTTTTTTATTTTAAAAAATCTGCAATAGCAAGTTTTAAAAAGGCAATACACGTAAGTAATTACAAGGAGGACAACATGGAAGAAAACAAAAATGAAACAAACGATTTTGAGGGAATGATTCAACAGAATCCATCAATCAAGATCATAAAAAATACGAAGGGCTACAATTTTGAATTTAAGATTTTAAGCACCGACGTGGAAGAAATGAACAAAGTACACAATGCAATTGTGGAAAAAATTAAATTATGGGAGAAAGCAAATGCCGAAGGGAACTAATCCAGGACAGGGGATAGTTCTCCTCGGCCTATGGCTGACAAGTGCAGAGAAAGATTCAATGACATGGAGTTTGAACAATGCACTCAGACTTACAAAGAAGTGGGAAAAACTTCGAGATAAATACCTGGACGGAGAAGAAGTCTGGTTAAATGACAACGAAGAAGCAACACTCGAAAATGCAGAGAACAACATCTCTGAAATCTTAATCGAGGCATTTAAAAGAGGAGATTTTATTAAACGATGAAACAAAAAGGTTTTATTGAAATTGGGAAATTGGAATTCGATGACAACTCAGAAGAACATCTGAAAAGATACAGAGAAGAAGGAATTCCAGTCCCAAAAATTGATGGATTTTATGTTGACTTCTCAGGACACAATGAAGGATCAGGATCACCATGTGCAGACAAACAAGAAGTCGACGAAACAGTTCAACAATTACTCGAACGACACAAAGAAATCTACGACATCAAAATAATCAATACTTTGGAGGTACAACATACACTATGAAGAAATGTCCAGTATGCAATCACAAACTCTATGGAGAAGAGGGAGGACCAAGAAATTGCAGATTTTGTGGGTATACAAATCAAACATCAGAAAAACTTGGAATTCCAAAAGTGATTCCTGCAATAAGACCACTCGAAAGAAAAACAACAATGCAAAAAATTATAGACCTCGCTGAAAAAACAATAGAAGAATATGATGGAATTTATTTTGAGAAACAAGGAGAATTCAGTAATCTCGTAGCTCTCGAAAAACAAGAAAAAGAATTAAGAGCAATTTTGAAAAGAATCACAACAAGAACGCATAACATACTTGCAATAGCAAGAGAGGAGGAGAATGGCAACAAGAGCGCGTGAATTAAGAAAACGTGAAGGAAGGTCAAACTTTACTTCATGGACAGAAGAACAAGAAGAAAAAAAGAAACAAAAAACACTTGGAGAGTTTATTGGAGAGGATGATGGACAAAAATAAAAAAAGAGAATACAAGAGCATGGGAGGGGATTAAAATCGACAAAATAACTGAGGAATTATTCACTGCATTGATCAAGAGAATTGAAGCATTAGAAAATAAGATTAATCACATTAATGGGATAAATGATACAAATCATACAAATAATTCTCAGACAAGACCAGGAATGGCTACAGAAGGGCAATTGAATTTTATTAAAGGACTAAAAGGAAAACCATGGCCTGAAATGACAAAACAAGAAGCCAGCGATTACATAAACAAATTAAAAGCAATCAAAGATACTCAGCAGGAACGTCCAAAGTCAGCCAGTACGTCACAGACCGAAGGTGCTGAAACTGCTGAGAATTTATATAATGAGGAGGACATGTATCTATGAGAACAATCGCATGGAAGAAAAAAGGATCTAAAGGAGAACTCTACGATTGTACTGTCAAAGTTTTGGATAATCAAAAATTAATTTTTTGGATTGATTGTACATGCTGGAATTTTTCAAACAGAAGAATTCAACAAGTGGGAGATTTCTCAGACAAAAAATATTACGCAGAGCCATGCAAACATTTGAAGCCAATCGTAGACGCATTAATCAAACAAGGATACACTCTCAAAAAACCAAAAGAGATGGAAGGACCTGATCACATGACTGCAGAAGTAAGAAGAGCAGTTGTCGAAAGATCAAACGGAATCTGCGAATGGATAGATTGCGATGCACAAGCAACACAATTTCACAGAAATGTAAGAGGATCCAACGGAGGAAAATATACTCTTGAAAATGTCAGACATTTATGCAAATTCCATCATCAATTAATTCATGGGAATGAGTTCCCGGGATCAAAGTCAACTTCGAGTTCATCGAAGGACATAATTAAATTAAAACAGGAGATGGAAGATTCAAACAAATGTAAGGAGGAGAAAAATGAAAAATAAAAAACAAAAAGAATTAATAAATTTTATGAAAGAACAAAACAAATTTCTTCAGAATTGGTTCATAAAAAACTATGGAACAAAATGTAAAGATTACGAAAAAGATTGTATTGTATGTAAACAATGGAAATTATTTGACAAATTAAAATATTCTGAAGAGGATTTATTAAATGAAAAAAGATAAACTAATAATATTTTGTCCAAAATGTAATTGGAAAGATAAATTTTTATCACCATCAAAAAAAGAGATTTTTAAAAAACAGGAGATGGGGGAATGAAAAGAAGAAGTAATATTGAATTGTTTGGGAAACTAACAGAAAATCATATAACAATTAAAGGAAATAAATTAAATTTAAGATGGTTTGATAGGTGTATTTTAATTTGGAGTGATGAAGATAATAAGAAACCTTTACCAAAAGGGATTTTAGAAATTGTTGAAGAAACACTAAAAAAAGAGAATGAAAAACAGGATACTGAAGATTGGGAGAATATTCTATGGTAAAAAAACAGGAGAAAAAAGAATGAAATTTTGGTTAAATTATAGTCTTGGAGATAATACATTGACAAAAGAATTTACCTCAATGGATGAGTTGGAAAGATTCTTAAATAAGTTATGTGAGATTAAACAAATAGATAGCATTTTTCTTGATGGTTGTGAATATTCTATAAAAGATAAAGAGGTTAAAAAACAGGAGGTGTAAAATGGACGAAAAAGAGATTAAAAGATCATTTGAGGAAATGAAAGAATTTGTGGATGATGCAAAAAATCAATTAATTCGAGAACAAGCAATGGAAATTATAACATTGAAACTTGCATTAAAAACAGGCATCAACACACTTGCGAGAGTAAGAAATGATCTTGCAATGGAAGCAAGAACAAAAAAGAAGCCAATAATTAATGCAACCAAACTTCAAAAGATTGATTACAAACATGATCTCTGCAAATGTGGAAACGTTAAGTTGAAAGATTCACCAGTATGTCGAAAATGCTGGAATAAAAACAGAACAAAAAAACCACAGAAGAAAAAGAGAAAGTGAAAACACAAAGTATTTATTTTTTAATTTTTTAGATTTTAGGAGGAAAACATGGAAACAAAAATAAAAATACCTTTCAAAACACCAACGATTAATCATTTGTATTGGCACAAAGGCAATATGAAGATTATGAAGACAGAAGCGAAGAAACTTCGAAAAGAGATCGTGCAGATCTGCAAAGAAGTTCCATTGGGACATCTCGGACCATACGAGCAAGGACTAAAAGTCATTACAGAAATTTATGAAAATTGGAGATGTAAAGATGGATCAATAAAAAAGAAAGATGTTGCAAACAGAGAGAAATTCTTAATTGATTCAGTATTTGAAGGATTAGAAATCGATGATAAATTCATACTCGAACAGACAATCCGAAAAGTCCAAAGTGTGCAAGAATTTGCTGTTGTGACAATTAATCCGATATCGTCTAACGGCAGGACGCAGGACTCATGATCCTGAAACAGTAGTTCAACTCTACTTATCGGAATCGCATCAACATTGCAGGGCAGGAGTGTCCGAGTTCGTGAATGGGCAAGAGCGAACAAACCCAGTCGAGAGGATGCGAGGGTTAAACTCCTTTTTGAACTCTCGCCTGGGAACAGACCAAAAGATTTATATAATAATTATTTGTATGTAATTACATATGAGAAACATTGATAAAGAAAGCAAGGTGGTCAATAAACCTGATCCAACAAAAAGAAAGAATATTCACGTCGTGACATTAAAGAAAGTTCAAACATTTTTAAAAGAACAAGTTGAGCCAATCTACAAATCAGAAGTCGTGAGATTGCTCGGAGTGAATTATAATTCTTTGAATGTTGCACTTGAAATGCTCCCTGTTAAATATGACAAAGAGGGGAGAATCTATCTAAAAAAGAAAGGAGGAAAAAATGTATAGATTTTTGATGAGCCGAAGATACGCAAATCTTTTGTTCATGATCGGGAAGCACAAAAACCTTCACGCATTGAGCAAAGAAGCAGACATGACAACAACTCATCTCTCAAACGTGACTGACCAATGGGAAAGAGAAGAGATCGTTAAAAAAACAAGGGTTGGAAGAGAGGTTGACATGGAACTCACAAAGAAAGGAGAGAAAGTTGTGTCCCTGCTTAGGCAATTTGATAATCTTTTCAGTGGAAAAGAAAATGAAGGGCAAGACTCAGCAGATTTTAAAAACGAAGAAGCAAATTAACCCTATGGAACGAGATAAAAAAGGGAGATTTGTTAAGGGAAACTCTGGTATTTGGAAAGGAAAAAAAGCAATTAAAATAAGGAGGTTAAAAAAATGAATTACGAAGGATCAAGTTTTGTTTATGACGAGAGAAGAAAAGAACTGAAAGCGTCGAAGACTTGGCTGATTAAAGGAGAAGAGGAAATCAAAAAGACTCTGACTGAACTCGAAACACAGAAGAAAAGTTTTGAGGACGGAATCAAGAAGAAACAAGAAATACTCGATGTACCTGAACTAACACCTGAACAAGAGAAGCTGAAAGCAGATCTCGAAGTGTTACAGAAATATCAGTTAAAGAAAGAAAAAGGAAAAGAACTTGAAGAGAATCTTAAATCTGATCAAGAATCAGTTGGATTCATCACTCAAGAAATAAACAGACTGAAAGAAGCAATCGGAAGTCGACTAAAACTGTAAAATGACAAGACCACTCAACATCTCAAACGCAATCGTGATACTCGGATGCTTGTATGCATTATTCACGTATGAGATGGGAGGATGGGCTAAAACAGGAATTATTTTTATTTTACTTTTTTCACTTGCAACATGGGGAATATGGACAAATCCATTCCTCAAACAAGAAAAGACTCTCCTCGAAAAGAGGATCGAAGAAACAGAAGCGAGAACGAGGAATCTTAACTCGTTGACAGCTTTCAACACTTCAACGGCATTATTAAATCGAGAACAAGCAATATGGTACAAAACACATCATTAAAAAAAATTGAAGAATTGAAGATTGCAGATTACAATCCGAGAAAGATCAACGAAAAAAATCTGAACAACTTAAAGAAATCTCTGAAAGAATTTGGATGGTTAAGTCCAGTTGTGATCAACTCAAATGAATTAAGAAAAAATATTGTTATTTCAGGACACCAAAGAATCAAGGCTGCAAAAGAACTCGGGCAAAAAGAAGTCCCTTGCATTGAAGTGGATCTTGACGAAGCAAAAGAAAAAGCATTAAACCTTGCAATGAACAAGATCGGAGGAGAATTCGAAGAAGACAAATTAATAGAATTGCTTTCACAGATTGATCAACATAATGAAGACTTACTCAGTATAACAGGATTCGACACAACAGAGATCAATTATTTGCTCGGACTAAAAGACGAAGAGAAGAATGCAATGTTCGCAAAATCACAAGAAGACAAATTCGATGTCAAAAACAAATACGACATTCATGAAGGGGACATAATAGAAATTGACGGACACAGAATAATCTGTGGAGATTCATCAAAGGTCGAAAACTTCGAAAAACTGATCGGGGACAATCAAATCGATTTATGTGTGACAAGTCCTCCTTACAACTTGGACATCAAATACGGAAAGTACCAGGACAATCAAAACTATAAAGATTATCTAAAAATGATAAAATCAGTTTTCGAGAATGTCAAAAACTTCATGCCAAAAGGAACAGAAGGAAGATTCATCTGTGTAAATATCGGAAGAGAATGGGGACCAATGAACTTGCAAGCAGACTATCACAACTTATTGGCAGAATTGGATTATACTTTTTTCAGAAACATCTATTGGATGAAACCACTCGGAGCTGCGAGAGGAACAAACACAAAGAATCCATTTCCAAGATACTACAAACCAAAAGTCCAAACAGAGATCATTCAATTATACTCAACAGATGACAATCCAAGATTCTACGATCACATGCTGACTTACACAACATCAGGATCACCTGAAAAGAAACGTGACGAACAAATTCCAAACATCCTGATCAGCAAATACTCAGGAAATGTGTGGGAATTCAACACAGAGGGACATCTCTCAGGAGATCATCCAGCGCCCTTTCCAGTGCAACTGCCATTCAATTGCATAAGATTTTTTAGTTTTGAAGGAGAAAAGATACTTGATCCATTCACAGGAAGTGGAACAACAATGATCGCAACAGATCAATTAAAGAGAAAATTCTATGGAATCGAACTTGATCCAAATTACATCAATGTCGCGATCGAGAGATATCTCATCTACAAACCTGAGGCAAAATTCGAGATAATCAAGAGGGAGGTGCAAAATGAAAGTCAAACAATGGTTAGTGATCAATAAGAATGGGATTGTTAAGATTAGAAAAAGTAAGCCAGGACTCAGTTGGAACGAGATCGCAATGCAATTGAATATTGAAATTCCCAACGAATTATTTCAAAGACCAACAATCGAAGCTACATTGCATGTAAAAGATATACCTAACACAGGGTACATTGTGCCAGAAGTGGTAATTCAGACAAAAGAATTGATTGAACAGCAAACAGGGGCTAAAATTGATTTTAAGGTTATTCCATACGACTCAGAAGAAAAAGTGCAACCAGAAAGCCCTCAGGAAGAATTCGGAGGGGAAGATGGACCAGACTGAGATAAAAAAGGGAGATTTATTCATTCTTGGACAACACAGATTAATGTGTGGAGATTCACTAAGCTTAATTGACGTTCAAAAATTACTTGACGGACAAAAAGCAGATATGGTCTGGACAGATCCGCCTTACAATGTTGATTACTGCCCGGAAGAAAGAAGAAAAGGTGGAAGAAGTCAGAAAATGCTCGGACGAATCATGAATGACACAAACTTCGAAATAACAAAAGTCATGGACTTATTAGATACAGGAATCTGCAAAGGAGCAGTCTACATGTGCCACGGAACAAATCAAAGCAACGGAATGTACGAATGGGTCCAAAAACACAGAAAAATAAGACCAACAGACATCATATGGGTAAAAAACGGATTCTCAATCTTAGCAAGAGATTATCATTCAGCATACGAGCCAATGATGTACTATTACTATGAAGAAAAGAAATTCAGAGGAAGCCGAGGTCAAACAGATATATGGTTTTTCAAAAGAAGAGCAACAGGCAAGTATGTCCATCCGACTCAGAAACCAGTGGCCTTGATTCAAAAAGCAATCGAAAACAGCTCAGATAAGAAAGACATCGTGTTGGATTTATTCGGAGGATCAGGAAGCACACTAATCGCATGCGAAAACACAGAAAGAAGAGCATATTTGATGGAATTGGACCCAAAATACGTCCAAATCATCATAGAAAGGTGGGAATCTTTAACAAAACAGGAGGCAATCAGACTTTAAAAATTTCAATTTTACACATAAAATTGCACAAACTTCACAAAATATGGGAAAAATATCAATGAAAAGATTCGAATTGGCTGTCAAGGGAAATCCAAAAGGACAACCAAGAGAGAAAGAAAGCAGTCGTGGAATCATAACAACAATCGCAAAACGACTTCGAGTGTCAAGACATACAGTTTATAAATTTATTGAAGATAATCCAAAAGCAGACGAGATAATTGATGATGAGGCAGAAATGCCTTTTGACATTGCAGAGAGTATCGTATTCAGCAGATTAGTTCAAGAAAGAGATCTAAAGGCTGCCGAGATTTTACTTCTTAAACACAAAAGAGGGAAAAACAGAGGGTACGGTGAATCTCAGGACATAAATCTTAATTCAGAGAGAGGACCTGACTTGGGAAAAATAATGGAGGAGTTCAGAAATGCAAAAGAATCAAATGAAGTTGAATCAGATGAATCTGAGTCAGATGACATTGAGTCAACAAGTGAGAACAGCACTGGACAATAACGATATCAGATCACTCTGCATTTATTATTTTAAATTCTATCCAACAAGAAAACAAGAAGAACTGATAGGGGATATTTTTTTAATGAGATTCAAAAGAATAACAGTCTCAGCCATGACAAGATACGGAAAGACTCAATGTGTTGCAGTTGCAATTGCACTTGTTATTTTATTTTATGGAGGATTAAGAATTGCTTTAATTGGACCACAAGCAGAGCAGGCTCAGATTTTAAGAAATTACATGACAGAATTAATCTTCATATGTCCTCAACTTTTGAAGATGGCACAAATCGAAGCAAAAGGTGCCGATAGAATGAGAAAGGAAGCTTCACGAAAAAGACAGACATTCACAAACAAAACAGAATACAGAGTCTTCTCCGCAGAAGGTGACGCAAACAGACTAATGGGATTCGGAGCTCATATTGTAGTCAAAGATGAAGCATGTTTAATTGGAAGAGATGCAAATGCAAAAATAATGCGTATGTTGGGAGATGATCCTGAAAATTCAATGTTAATCGAACTTTACAATCCATGGGATAGAGATAACGTAGCATTTGAACACTCAACAGATCCAGCATTCAAACATTTTAAGATCGGATGGAAACTCGCACTCAAAGAAGGTCGAACAACAAAAGCATTCGTAGATGAACAAAGAAAAGAACTGACTCCATTGGAATTCGAGGTTTTATATGACTCAGACTTCCCATCAGAAAGTGAAGACTCGATTTTTAATTTAAAGAGAATCGAAGAATCCAAAAAAAGAAATTTTGATTTTGAAACAGAACTTCTCGAATTGGAAGAGATCTTGGCACATCCACACAAACACAGAGAAGGAGAAGTCAATCGTGCAAAAGAACTCATCTCAGTATTCAGAAGGATCATAAGCTGTGATCCAGCAGACCAAGGCCTTGATCATACAGTAATTTATTCAGGAGTTAAAAAAGCAATGAATTATCAAATGTTAGATTCATTTGACGAGCCAAAAAGTGATCCAATGGGAATAGTCGGAAGAATCATTTTAAAGATTGAAGAAAAATACAATCCGCACACAAAGTTTATTGTGAAAATTGATAGAATCGGAATCGGAACAGGA